AGACAGCGGCGAAGAAAGAGTACGACCGCATTTGGCGTCCCCCGTCAAAGTCGTCTGAGGGTCCGAAGAAGCGTTCTCCGCGTAACCCGTATGCCGATACCTGGCGACCAGCGTCGAAGGCTTCCGAGGGTCCAAAGAAGAGGATGCCCAGAGCCAAGAAGAAGTAGTGGCTGCCAAGGGTCGTAAGTCCGGCGAGGACTTAGACGAGGTTAAGAAAGAGTTCCTGAAGCAACTGCATAAGGGTTTGAACATTAATCAGGCTCTCGCCGTGGTTGGTCGAACCCGCACCACTTATGAACGCTGGCGTCGCACCGATCAGGATTTCGTGGTGTCGGTGGAGCGCATCAAGAACCTAGAGCGCATCCATGGCACGGGTGAGGTGGAACGGGTCTATATGCCGTTCCCGGAGTTCTCCGAGAAGTACCTGGGTGCGAAGGTGTTCCCTCACATGCAGAATGTGGTGGACATGATTGAGGGCCGTGAGCCTTCCTGGACCCACCCGAGTATGGTGTTCGAAGCCGGGGAACGTGACCTGGTGATGGTAAACATGCCACCGGAACACGCCAAGACGACTTCTATTACGATCAACTATGTGGTGTACCGGATCTGCATGGACCCGAACATCCGCGTTATCTTGGTGTCGAAGACCGCTGAGATGGCTAAGAAGATGCTGTACGCCATCAAGACCCGCCTCACCCATCCCAAGTTTGAGGAGATGATTACCGCCTACGCCCCGGCTGGGGGGTTTGATCAGAACTCTGAGGCGTGGAACCAGACCATGATCTACGTGTCCGATGACGCGAGGGATTCTGGTGAGAAAGACCCCACCGTGCAGGCGTTGGGTATCCGGGGCCACATTTATGGTGCCCGTGCAGACTTAATTATCCTTGACGACACCGTGGACTTAACGAATGCCCACGAGTACGATAAGCAGATTGACTGGCTTCAGTCCGAAGTTATCTCCCGCGTGTCGGCTAGTGGTTCTATGCTGGTGGTGGGTACCCGTTTGGCGGCGAAGGACTTGTATTCTGAGCTTCGTGACCCGCATAGGTACCCGGATGAGGAGTCGCCGTGGTCGTACCTGTCGATGCCAGCGGTTCTGGAGTTTAAGGATAAGCCTGAGGACTGGGTTACTTTGTGGCCCAAGTCGAACCAGCCGGAACCGGGTTCTAAGGCTGATACGCAGGTCGCTGACGAGAATGGGCTGTTCCCGAAGTGGGATGGTAGCCGTTTATCGCAGAAAAGGCGGCGTGTTAGCCCCCGTGCGTGGGCTATGGTGTACCAGCAGCAGCAGGTTTCCGATGATGCGATCTTCCAGGCTGACGCTTTGAAGGCTAGTATTAACGGTAACCGCATGTGTGGGCCTATCCCGAAGGGTATGGTGAACCAGCGGGAGAACGGCATGGACGGTTTGATTATCGTCGCCGGTCTTGACCCCGCCACATCAGGGCACACAGCCGCCGTGGTTATCGGTTTGGATATTAAAACCCAGAAGCGGTACGTCCTGGACGTGTACAACAAGCCCGGTATCACCCCTGAGGCTATGCGGGAGATGATTAAAGGCTGGACGGACAGGTATAAAGTGTCCGAGTGGCGTATTGAACGTAACGGTTTCCAGGGGTTCCTGGTCCATGACAGGGAGTTGAACGAGTACTGTTCCTCCCGTGGCAGCGTTATTAAGCCCCACTTTACTGGTCAGAATAAGCATGACTCCGATTTCGGTGTCGCATCTATGACGGTACTGTGGAATGGGTGGCAGGATGGCTACCAGTTGATTGAACTGCCCTCCACTCACGGGCAGGAATCAGCGAAACAACTGATTGAACAACTGGTCACCTGGCATCCGAGTGCCCCGAAGAACCAGAAGACGGACATCGTTATGGCGTTGTGGTTCGCTGAACTGGCGTGCCGGGACCGTATCACCCTCGCAAGCAACTACACCCGGTCACATGTTCGGAATAACTTCCTGACACCGTGGGATAAGAAGCAGCAAACAACTGTGAGCCTCCTAGAAGCAGAAGCATCAGGGGCTTGGACCCCTATCGGGGCATAGGAGGATTCTTTGAGTATGCCTTTCGCGGAAGCGAACTACATAGACGAACCAGGCAATAACAGCACGCTTCGTCAAATCAAATCCCAATACGACCGCATGAAGTCCCGTTGGGCTGAACGCGACAAGCGTATGCAGGATGTTCTCGCCGTGCGTCAGGGTCGTATGCGGGATGTGTACCCTGAGTTGTTCCCTGAGGGTCCGTTCGATAAGGGCATTGTCGCTAACATGGTGGATGTTGCGGCCCGTGACCTTGCCGAAGTTCTCGCCCCGCTACCTGCTTTCAACTGTGCATCCTCCAAGATGGTGTCCGATTCGGCCCGTGAGTTCGCTGAGAAGCGCACACGGATCGTCAACGGCTACCTGGACTTCAGCGATGTGCAGCGTCAAATGTACACCGCCACAGACCGCTACTTCACGTATGGTTTCGTTCCGGCGATGGTGGAAGTTGACACGGAAGCGGAAATGCCGCGTATCCGTTTCATGGATTCCATCGGATCATACCCCGTGTTCAACCGTTGGGGTGCTATCACCGCAGCGTTCTTCTCATTCTTCAAGACCCGCGACGAGTTGATTGCCCAGTACCCGCAGGCTGCTGGCGCGATCAAAGAGTCATCTACTGGTAACGAGCTGATTGAGGTTGTTCGGTATCACGACGCTAAGGTCGATATGCTGTTCCTCCCCACGAGGAACGCTACCGTTCTTGAATCAGTACGGAACCCTATCGGGGAATGCCTTGTTGAGTGGACCCAGCGGCCCGGCGTGGATGACGACTCGCACGGTCAGTTCGATGACGTGCTGGCTGTGCAGGTCGCTAAGGCCCGTTTCGCCCTTCTAAGTTTGGAAGCCGCACAGAAGGCTGTGCAGGCTCCTATTGTTCTACCGCCTGACGCGCAGGAACTCGCGCTCGGGCCGGATAGTGTTATCCGCACCGCTAACGGTGAGCGTGTACGCCGCGTACCCATTGAGGTTCCGCAGTCAGCGTTCGCTCAGCAGGGCGTGCTGGATCAAGAGTTGCGTCAAGGTTCACGATACCCCGATGCCCGAACGGGCAACATTGAGGGTTCCATTGTGACTGGTCGCGGTGTTCAAGCCCTCATGTCAGGGTTTGACACGCAGGTTCGTACTGGTCAGGCGATGTTCGCCAAGACTTTCCAGAACCTTGTACGCAAAGCCTTCATGGTTGATGAGGTGCTGTTCGGGTCGGAAACGAAAACGATCCGTGGCAACTCTGATGGTACACCCTACGAGATCAAGTACCGTCCTGAGAAGGACATTAAGGGTGACTACACCGTGGATGTTCAGTACGGCCTGATGGCTGGACTGGACCCCAACCGGGCACTCGTGTTCGGTTTGCAAGCTCGCGGTGATCGTTTGATCTCACGCGACTTCCTTAGGCGGCAAATGCCGTTCGCGTTGAATGCGTCCGAAGAAGAACAGCGAGTGGACATCGAAGAGATGCGTGACTCGTTGAAGCAAGCAGTTGCCGGTTACGCCCAAGCCATTCCCGTGTTGGCGCAGGCTGGGCAAGATCCGGGTGAGATTCTTTCGCGCTTGTCGGAGATTATCTTGGGACGACAGAAAGGCCGATCCATTGAAGAGGTGGTGTCGGAGGCTTTCGCGCCTGAGGAAATGCCCACACCACCGGGGGTTGAGTCCCTAGGTGAGGAAGCCGCAGGGATGGTCGGTGCCCCTGGTGAGGCTCCCCCTGGTGGTGGCGGGGAAGATCTAGAGGGTATTTCTTCTAGTGGTTTGATGCGCGGTGTCGCGCAGGGTCAAGCTGGTATGCCTGCTGGTGGTCGCCCTGATTTGCAGATGTTGCTTGCTGGCATTGGCTCCAGTGGTCAGGCCAATCTTCAAGCCAATATTAGCCGTCGTCTACCTGTATAGGGATTATTATGTGCGTTTCGTGTGGCTGCTGGATGGACCCTTCTCAGAAGATGGGTGGGGATGGTAATCATCCTGAGAACTCTACGGTTATGCCGAATGTGAAGACTACTGTTTCTGAGTTGGCTCAGCCGATGGGACGTAAGTATGGCAAGGAAGATTAATACTCGTCAACCGTTAGCGA